AGCGACTACGCCACAATGGGCCACGGTGTTTACTAACTGGTATCTTACTCTCACCTAACATGCGGTAGATAGGTTGATCGTCTATCATCTCGCTTTCAGGTTTCATAATACCTTCAAAGCTAGTGAACTCACTGCTATCAGCAGCAGGTTCTGCTTTGCGGTTGTATTCCTCACCAGCGTCATATTCACTAGCCATAGCGATGTGCCTTTGAGTTATCTTTGTCCTTCTCGCGTTCCTGCCACAGCATCCAGCTAGGTACGCGCTCGTTCTCAGGTACTACGTATCTGCCGATGTCGGGCATATCAGAGAGAAGGTAACGGGTGGTGTCCATTGCATGGTCGTTGCGATCCATCGGCTTGTCGATGCGTTCACCTGACGTAGACTGTTGCCAGAAATACCCTGTGCACTCATCCATCCACCAATCAAGCTTTGCATTGACGAACAAACGTGGTGATGGTGTAGATCGGGTAATTGGTCCGATGAGTCCACGATTAATGTTAAGGTAACTTCCAACTTTAACAATTCCGTTGTTGATGTCATTGTTACCTCTACGCATCGTGATGCCGTCTTCTTTGAACATGTCAGCGACAGTCTTACCCACAGTGCGTTTGTGTACTGTCTTACGACCGAAGATGCTAGGGTCAGCTAGTATCTTGTGCATCTCGTCTACTTCAACAGACCAATCGCTACGTATACGTCGTATAGCTGCAACTTGCTGGTCTATGGACATTTCCTTTTGATAGAAGCCATCGCATATGATGACGTGTTGTTCTGGAGTGACGAACGCTAGCAGATAACACGATTGCTGTGCTTGCCCGTAGTCATATCCTTCAATCCAGTTAGGTTGATAGTGGGTTTCATGGTAGGCATCCAACTGTGCAGTGATGTTGCCTTCTTGTAGTAGGTGCACGCTGCTGTCGAACTGCGGATATACAAGTCCTTCGTATGCAACCCATTTGCCAAGAAGAAATCTATCACGCTGTTGACCGCTGTACATGGTTTCGAGAGTTTGGATGAAGTCACCTCCCTCTGCTTCATGTACATGTCGTAGTTCATAGGTGCTACCTTCAATAACTTCGATGAGTAGCTGTGGTTTGCCTGCATCGTCGAGAACAGGCTTCCTGTCAACGTCACGTATGCAGATGAGGTCATCGGTTATATATCCTCCCTGCTTGTACTGTACGAGTGGACGTACTAACTTCGTGTAGACCCAGTTACCTGTAGGATTGCACGTGAGCATCATCCAACGTGGCCCAGTTGCAGGCATTGTTACATCTTCACCAACATATCTAGCGCGACCACGTAGACGACCGAACAAGTCAAGGAAGTCCTTGTGCGTTATCTCCGGGTCTTCCACTTGATCCACTATCACCCAATCGAATGTAGCGGAGAGCAAATTTGATGAACTGCTTTCTGTCTTCGTACCTTGTTGCGCTATATACCTGAAGTAGATGGTTGTACCGTTCTTCAGGTGGCAGATGTTGTCTCCGTTCTGCCCAACTGCGAATGACACGATCCACGTCGGGGGGCACCATTTAAGGAACTCCTTACGTATAGTGTCGTTTAGCTTAGGATACGTCGAGCGCGCAATAAGACCAGTGCAACCCGGATAGCTGTCAGCAAGCTGGATGGCTTTAATAACAGCAGCAGTAGTCTTACCGTTACCGAAGCCTCCACCATATACTTGTACCTTAGCTTTGCTACGCAAGAAGCGATCTTGCAAGCTGCCTTCTTTAAGCAGTAGCTCAGGACGTTCAGCTATAGCGTTAGCACGTGGACGAGCCATTAGTTATAACACCAGATGGATGCTTACAGTCATCCTTACAGTTTGAAGCACGTCAATTCGTACTATCTGATGTTCGTCTCAATCCACTGTGTCGAGCCAGTAGCGAGTGCACGGTACACTTCACCTGTTGCTGTGTTGAGTGCCATCTGTGATGCATACACAGCAGCACCCGTAGGAGCTACAGCACCGATCATCGAGGGTACTTCATAGCTAGGATCGACTTCACCATAGAAGCCGTTCGCTTTGATACCCATGCCATCCTTGTTACGAACGATAGCCATGCTACTTCTCCTGTATGACTTGTGATGTTACATCGCGAGCATCTACATCTACTGTGGGCATGTGCTTGGGTTGTGCGATCTCGCGAATGTGTCTAATAACCAAGCCGCCTTCTAGCGAGTGTCTATGCTCCATGACCTGTTTAGGTGAGAAGCCACCACGGTCGAGCATGTTCATCGCGATGCGAGCTTTAGTAGCAGGACGTGTGTCTTCGTGATCCATCATGTCTTCAAGTGTGTTGAGTGCATCACTAGAAAGCGCGTCAATGCGCTTCTGTACACTGTCAGCTTGAAGTGCTGCGATGTTGTCTTTGACTAATGTATCTAACTGTGTGAATAGCTGTAGACCCTTGATCATGTCTACTTGTGAAATCTTCAAACCTGTAGCTTCTGCAATCTCTGCGTCATTGATACCGAGGTTGAAGTAGAGCCACACTACACCCGCAGTGGTGACAGCTTTGCTATCAGCAGGTAGATCAACCAGACCACGGCGTATGCTGCGGTTGTTGCGATCACGACCTCTAGTAGTAGTCTCTTGTTTGTTCGTCTTGTACTTCGCCGTCTGTTGTTGTATGACAGCATCCGGCGACGTGCTAGGAAGTATTGCCTGCCCCGTAGTAGTATCAATGATAAGACCATTAGCTAGTGGTAGATCAGGCATTAGCTTTCTTCTTGCTACTTGTGCCAGCCTTCTTACGGAAGATGTCAGCGATCATCTGTTGACGTTCATTAGGACCGCCGCTAGCTGGTGGACCTTGACGTGATGCAGGAATAGCAGGGCGTTGCTGTCTACCAGCTTGCATACCACTAGGCACTGGTGCATTAGGGTTGCCTACAGCAGACTGCATCATCTGTGCAGAGATTAGATCGTCAATAGGATTATTGCTGCGAGGCATAGAATTACTCCCACCGCTAGGTACAGGTGTACTTGCTTCCTGCGTTTCAGCTTCGTGCTCATCGACTGGATCGGGCGTGTCTGGTGGTTCTCCTGCTTCATCTTCCATCTGCTCCATTTCATCATCGGCAGTAGGAGGTGCTTCAGCAGTAGCTTCGTCATTAGGAGGTAGTGATGCTTGAGCAGCTTCATCAGGCCATGATGTAGTCATGTCAATGAGTTCTTGAGCATCTACATCTAGCCCCGCGTGCTTCATCACTTCAGCAAGCAGTTCGGGGTTCTGACCTACTACACGCAGCATGTCAGGGTTCTGGTTAAGCTGTGCGAACAGAGCGTCCATCTCAGGTGTACCTGCGTGTGGTACATCCTGAACACCTTCAGCTTCAGCCATTGTAGCTCCTACTTGTTAACGGTGCCTAGAATACCACCGCCGCTGTTACCACTCTTGTCAACAGGATACGGATTAGGTGCCCACGTTGGCGTCATCTGTGCTTGGAACACTTCACGATCTTGAATGGTAGTGACACGTGGTGCGTAGATAACGTAGTCTGCAATCGGACGCATACCACCTTGGTTCATGCCATCAGCTTGAATAGCTGCAACCTGTTTGATCTTCAAATCTACTTGTGAAACACCAATAGCACCTGCTGCCAGTGCACGGCCTAGTTCACCGAAGTACTGACCAGCTACAGAGTTAGTAAGTCGTGCTGTACCACGCATTGAAGCTGTAGACTGCTTCGTGAGTGCGTATGGTTCACCGAATTGATTATCCCAACCACCGGCCCATGACGGCATGATCGCTACTCCTTATATACGAGTGAGGGAACCTATCTTGTACTGATGCACATTACGAGCGAAATGTCAATAGATACAATCATCTATACACTGTATACGTAGGTCTACCCGATCTAAACCTAAACGGGGACGATAGTCCCCGCCTTGCACCCTAGCGTTGATGAGTACACATACAGCTACACGCACCTACTACGACTTGCATGTGATTGTGTTTGTGATATACTACTATTGTTACATAAGTACACCAGTCATGCGTACGTGTGTAACAAAGACTGACATGGTAGCTCTACTTACGCCTCTAGTAGTATAACAACTACTAGGGGCGTATTTTTTATTTCATATACACACTAGAGTACTACACACATAGCGCGTTTGGGATTTATCCTATACATATTATAAATCTATTTCACACACGCAGGGGCTTGTGACGCTGCTCATCTCAGCTCACACGCGGCCACGCCAACACCGGCTTTGGGATTTGCCGGGGGAGTGCGTCTTCACCATGCACACATGCAACACAGCAACACACCACATGCAGTAGGTGTTGCACATCTAGCACGCTACATATAGCACATGTAACATGGCATATGTTATGCATGTGTAGTTGGATAGGAGGGTGACGCGGCATAGGCCCATGCACATCCCCGCGTATGTGTGCACCATGCGTGCGCTGTGTATGGTGGCGTGCTGTGTGGTTTATACCTTGTATAGCTTATTCCGCTTGTTCGTTTGTCCTGTTATGCGTGCGCTATATGTGCAAGCTATTGATATGATTGCAGTATCTTTGCGCGGTACATGTACACATATGCACACAATGCACGCTGATATGCGCTAGATGTAGCGGCTTACATGCACACATTGCCGCTACTAATAGTAAGCTTGCATCTGATTTAGTATCTGTTATTCTAGCTTTAGTTGGATGACTGTGATCACGCGGGACGCAAGTCCTACCGTTCGCACCACCGGGTTCCAGCTAGGGTTTAAGATTATTCGGCACATGTGGTGCTGTTTGTCACCCGTACGCAAAAGCGGCTTAACTGCACGCTGCGTTCCACCCTACAAATCCACATCAAACCCTGAAAGGGTAAACCTACCATGTCAAAGTCAAACTCCACGCTGTTCTCCGATATGCTCCGCATTGCTAACAACAAAGCGGACTATGACAGCGGCCCCGTCTATCTCGTTCATGCTCACTACTCCGAGCTTGCCGAGCTTGTTGCATTGCTTGCCAAACGTGGCGAACAGTCAACGCGTGCGTGCGTGCTGGAATACTGGAGTGAGCGCACGCCAGATGGAAAGGCTTTCGAGGCTGAACGTGCGAAGCTTGCTGCTACTGAAAAACGCACGCCAGAACAGGAAGCTAAATTCCAACGCATGGGCAAGCAGAACAACGCCATTAACATGTCGCTGGAACGTGCGGTTAAGGCATACGCTGGCGTTAACTACCTTCGCTCTATCGGCATTAGCGTTGATATTGAAAAGGTAGAAGGTGCTGGTGGTACTAACACTTATGACACCTTCGCTAAGCGTCCTAAGGTGGAACGGAATGACGTTTACTTCAACGCTTCTCAACTTATGAAAATCGAGGAGCACATTCCGCATATCAGCAAAGACGCGAAGGCCGTTGACATCCGCGCCATGCTTAAGACTGCCAAAAAGGGTGCGGCGAATGTCACTAAGGCTAAGGGTAATGGCGAAGCTATTGCACCTAGCAAGCTTGCGGAACCCGTTGCTAATCTTGATAGCACCTTGGCAGGACTAGCTAAGGATGACGGCGGGTTCGCTGTAGGTACTGAGGCTAGCAAAGCGTTAATGCTAATGTATGCCCGTATGCACTTCTCTTATAACGAAGCGCAACGCCAGCACGCATACGATATGTTTGCCGCTGAAGGTGCCAATGGCAAGCAAGCCGCTAAGCCTATCAACGTGGTAACAGCGGTTAAGAAAGCCGCAAGCAAGTAAGCATCTATACAACGTATAAGCCGCGCGAGCCTCACAGCTTGCGCGGCTTTCTTCGTGTCTATTGTGCAACAGACATGAAAGACACACAGACAAGCGAGGCAGTGCAACAGCACAGCCGAGCGCCCGCCACCGCATACGCCGCATATACAACACATATACCACATGTGCACTAGGAGCAGAGCGACACCAGCTCACTTACTACTACCCCATAAGCACATATACATTGTATAAATCAACAATACGCAGCAACGTGCGTGAGTGGGTGTCGGCTCCGCCTCCTAGATAAGTCTAGATGTAGTAGTTGGGTCAGTTATACACACAACCGCATGTGGACTTGCATGTGATTTATCTTGTGATATAATAAGTATACTGTCGAGGAAGATAGGTAGCATAAGTTGTGCTATATACAATGTATAACCAAGGAGATGTAGCTATGGGTTATGTTGTTGTTATCATCACGAGTGATGGAAGTGAGAAACGCATATCGTATATTGAGAGCCAAAAGCCTACTGCTGAAAACTTTGTAAACCTGTTGAAGCGTCATGGTGTTACTGCGTGGGTAGCACGTCCATAGTACCTATACAACGTATAACCAAAGGAGATGTAGCTATGTCACAACAACTCTGGTTGCCAATGCAGACTACTGCTGAACTCAATGCACAAGAGACTGCTAAGGTGTTTGAAGACATCAATGCAGTTAGAGAACGAGCACCCGCACTGTTTGCTACAACTGCACATCCACGTATGAGTGAGCGTTATTCATTTACTAATACATATGACATCGTGCTCGCGATGCATAATCGTGGTTATCGTGTGAATAGTATCAGTGGTGGTACTAGTACATATAAGAAACTCATGGTGCGTATGCGTAATACTAACTACGATGCAGCTAATGGTGTATCATTCGCACCCGAGTTAGTACTACTAGATAGCCATGATGGCACATCACGCTTGAAGCTGTTCCTCGGTGCAATCAAGTTCGCATGTATGAATGGCATCATTGCTGGTGATATACTCTATGCACGCAGCTATCTACACTTTGCTAAAGACCTAATGGCACAAATACGCCTCGACATGGATGACATCAACACGCACACAGTTAAGCTTATACAACGTATAGCTGCGATGCGTGAGCACAAGGTGACATATGCTGAGCGCATTCTACTAGCTGATACAGCAGTCAAACAGCGCTATGGTGAGAACAAAGACGGCACCTTTGTAGCTGATGTACGTCAGTCATTCCTCTCAACACGTAGACCTGAAGATGAGAGCAACGACCTATTCACTGCAATGAACGTAGTGCAAGAGAACGCACTGCGTGGTGGTGGCTACTATACTAACAACAACCGTGTGCAGCACATCCGATCTATCACTCAAGTAGATCGCAATGTGAACATCAATCAGTCATTGTGGCAGTGTGCTGAAGACATCATGAAGAAGGCTGCATAACATGTATGAAAATCATCCTAACTATGGCTCATCACTAACTGCTGCTATAACAGAGATAGTGCTATCATGTGGGTGGGTTATCATACTCATATTGATAGTACTATTCGCATGAAACACAGGGCAAACTCGGTGGCGGGCTTCGCCCGATAGGTGATAGATGCTAGCACAAGATTGGCTATATGGCGACCGTGTGCGTACTCAACTTGATGCACGTGTAGAACGGCATCTCAAACTCCCTACGGAGTTCAATAAGCACAGCACAATAGCTGTGCTCAACACCTTAGCAGAGCGCATCGTCTTCACGGACGATGTGCCTACTATCTTATATGAAATG